TTCCTTCTGTGGCAAGCTGTTGCGCAAGTTGCTGAACAACACGCGGTCGGCATCATCGAGCGTTTGCTCAATGTCCAACTGGCTGCCGCGAATCGGGCTGTCAATCGTATCACCGTTGACAACCAGCGTTGCGCTACCGGACGTTGGCGAGATTTCAACAGCGGTTTCAGCCACTTTGGTTTCCGTGCCAGCGCTGTCGCTTTCGGACAAGCCAATACCCGCCATGTCGCAAGTGATTTCGTCAATCCCCGCGTCAACGGTCAGCTTGGTGCATTTGCAGTCAAGAAATAAGCGCTCAAAACTGCCGCCGCCATCGTCCGTATCGAGGATGATGGCAGAGAGAAACTTACCGGCGCTACTGTTGGCAATGGTGAATGTGTGGGTGTAAGCCGGTGACGTGCCGGTGGTTGCCACACCAAAGCCTAAGCCACGCAGCACTTCCCCGATAAAGTTGGGACGTAACAAGAACTTGGCATCGAACGGCGTGGTATAGCCAACGCGCTGTTGTGCTACTTTGACTTTCGTTGCACGCGCTGAGCCGCTTGGATGCTCAAGCTTCGGGTCACGCGTATCAAACTTGATGTTGCCGCTGCTATCTGTAGCCAAGGCGGTTTTGAATGCCGTTGCTACTGTGCCTTTGGCGCTTTGTACACCAAGGCTTATGGCAGCGGTTAAACTATTATCAGACATTTGGCTCCTTTCAAATTCAAGCGGGAGAACGGCCCGCCTAAATTGAGATTACTTTAAATTCCATCGCGGTGACGCCGAAGTACGTTCCTGGTTGCTTCTCATTGACCCACACTTCCAAGAGTGAACGGCCCCATGTGACTTTTTGGACTCGTTCGCCGTCATCTGTGGACATCAAGCCGCCCAGCGCTAGACGGGTTCTGATAAACTCACGCAGGCGTCTGCGCATCTCCTGCACGTCGCGCTTGCACTGTGCTTGGCCGGTGGCTTTCAGTACGCCTACAATGCTGTAATCATAGGTGTTTTCGACCCTAGCGCTACCGCCACCATGCGGCCCCGGCGCTTGCGTTGCCGTGCTGCTGCGCACAATGACCAGCGGGTAATTGTTGGCAGCGGTTGCGCCGGTAAAATCCATGATGTCATCAACCACAACCTGCTTAACAACCTGCGTCGTGTACGATCCATCTGCGCCAAGTTCAGCAATCAACTCGGTGCGCAAATAGTCGTCAATGTCGGCCCACAGGCTCATAAACACACCCTGGCCCTAGCACGGCCAAAGAACGCAGGAACGGCTGCGGCTTGGTCATCGGTCGGCGGTTGGTAGCTGTAGAACTGCCCCTGCCAGAACGCCGCGCGCTCTTGAAAGAACTTGCGCTGGTCGTTGGTTTGGCTGATCGTGGCGTCACCGGCTCCACTGTGAACGGTCTTACTGGCAAACTCATTTGCCATGCGTAAGCAGATGTGGTCATACGCCCGCCAGTAGACATACGCTAAGACCGCGGCGTCTTGGTAGGTGCTGACTATGTTCAAGGCGGTGATTTCGTCACTCGCCTTGGTTAGCCAGCCGCTTACCAGGTCGTCAAGGTTGTTGTTGGGAAACAACTCCGCAAACAACTCGCCTTCGGGCTGTACGCAGCTTGCAGATGTGACCGTGATTGACATTAGGCTTTGGCCTTCTTGGTCTTCGGCGCAGGCGTTTCTTCGGTCGGTGCATCTTCCGGCGTTTCTTCGGTTGCAGGCGTTTCTTCGGTCGGTGCATCTTCCACCAACACCAGCGCGCCACTCGCCAAGCGCTGTTGAACTTGCGCAGTGTTTGCGACTTGGAACACTTGTTCACCCCAAACAAAAACCTCTTGGTCAGGGTGGTCTGCGTGACGTTCCCACAGGGCGCAGCGTTTCGGGTCGGCGGCTTTGACTAAAATTAGTTCGGCCATAAGAACCTCTTAGGCGTTCACAACGAGTACGTGAGCCGCATTCTTATCCAGGATCGCAAAGCCCTCATTTTGTGAGAATACAATCTCCTGGACTTGATTTGTAACGTAACGCTCCATCTCTGCGATCTCTGAGCCGGTTTCGATCACGTGCTCCAAACAGCGTGTGCGGTCAAAACCAACGATTTGGTTAGATGGCGCATCGGCGGTCCAGCCATAGCGTACACCGTCGCTGAACTGGTTGATAGGTGTCAGTTCTTTACCTAAACCACCTTGCGCGCCCGCCACGGTCAGCGGAACGTTGGCCGTGCCGGAGTTAAGTAAAGCAACCTGCAAAGCAATCGCCTTTTGCATAAGGGCGGTCGTACACATATAGGGTTGGTCAAACTGCTGTTTGAAGGATTGCCAGCCTTTAAACGTCATCGTACCGGCGGACGCACCGCTATCTAATGTGGTTAAATTGTGCGTGGCCGCGGCGTTGTTGTTACCGTCTCCGTTAACAATCACGTCAAGCCCTGCCGCAACCTTGTCAATTTCGGCCTGAATCGCCAACCAAGTGATCCAAATGGCGAATTTATCGACGCGCACACGGCGCATTTGTTCGTAAGTAGCCCGCAAACCGCGCCCGAACTTGTACAGGCGGATTGTGTTTTGGCTTGAACCAATGGTGGCAATCGGAATCTCGGAACCTTCACCAACCCGATACTGGCGCACGTTGGCAGCGCTATAGGTCAAATAAACCGAGCGGTACGCATCGGTGTCAATTGGCGTGGTCATTGCCACAAGTTCACTAAGCGGGATCGGCGCAACGACTTGCTGACTGTAGCGCGGCGTCTGGGCGTCGAACCACGGACGTTCCCATGAGCCAATAATCGAATCTTCGCTCAAGAGCGTAGCACGGTATTGGGCAATTACTTCTTTGCGTTGCTCTAAACCCAACGTTGCAGCCTTGCGCCATTGCCGCATCCCCAATTCCATAAGCAGCACCTTGTCAGCGGTGCTACGCATAAAGTTGCCTAGCTCACTGGCGTAGTAACCGGCGCTTAAGTCGGTCTTGGTGATTAGGCCGCGCTCTTTCAACAAGCGCTCGAACGCATCTAAGCCGGATTTGTCGGCTGGGTCGGTTGGGGATAATTCCTCAAGCACGCGGCTCATGGTTGGCTTTTGTGTAAAGCCAACGTCTTTCATGCGCTGCGCTACATCCTTGTACACATCATAAGGATTCGGGCGTTGCAAAAGGTCCAACAGTTCCCGTGTCCCGTAGGTTTGATTACTCACTATCTTGGCTCCTTTCAACTAATCAACGGACGGGTTGACTAGACAAATTACATCAACACTTTGACGGCGGTTGTCGTACCAGCGTCAAGGATTGCCCCGCGCGCCTTGCCAAGCTCGGCGGCTGTGCCGGTGGCAACTTCGCGGATATAACCGGCGGCGCTTGAAGCGTTCAACGCGCCGACAATCTTTTTGCCCAAAGTCAGGCTGGCGCCGTTGCCGGCGGGCAGCACCAACACATCACCCACTTGGACGGTAGCGGTGTTATCGGCAAAGACTTGGATTAACTTACCGATAACGGCGTCACCGTCACCGGCCAGCGCGACCGTTTTGGCTGCGCTCAATTTGACGGCAAGGCCAACGCTGGCGCTGCCATCGGCGGAAGTCGAAGAATACGTGATCGTGCTGTTGTCAATGAGGAAGGTGTAAGCTTCAAACTCCCCCACATCATCTAAAACTACGGTTGCTCGTGGATCGGCCACGGTAGGCTCCTTTCAATCAAAGAAAATATAAACAGACTCAGCCAGGACGGTGGCTTAGTTGTTGGTGTACGAACGTTCTACCCAGTTTGTACCATCACTGATTAACGTCAGCGTGTCGTATTGCCCTAGCGCCCGATTGCCGCCTAGTTTCAGCGTGCCGGTATCGCTAATCGTAATCGTCGTGTTACTGGTATTAATCATGTACAGCACGTCGCCCGCGGTCCCGGCGGCAATGCTGGCTGTCTGCACGTTGCCAGAACTGGATAACGGCTGATAGCTGGCAACCGGCGTTATCGTGCCATCGGTGGTCACAACCACAGTTGTACCTGGGACAAGGCGCTCAAACGTGCCAACCCGTACATACGTACCGGATTGCACATAACCACTAGCAACAACGTGCGTAAAGTTGCTAACACCGCTTTGCGCCGATGCCGGTACAATCAGCATGGCGAGTAGAAAAAGTGCAATCAAAGAAATACGTACTTTTGTTTGCATGATTGCCTCCTAGACCTTGTAGGCCGATTCAGGAACATGGCGCTTGGCTTTTTCTTCCGGCTTACCAGGCGCTTGGCTGTTGTCGACCGTTGCACGTCCGCCCTTGAAACGTTCGTTACCCAGCGTCAGCCAGTCGGATTTCATTTGTTTGATGACATCCAGCGTGACCGAGCGCAGCAACTTCTCATAGGTGTCCTTGGCGAATTTGTCACCGTAGGCGCGCACCCCCTCGCCCAAGGCCTCGGCAATCAAATCTGTGCGATACTGCGCGCCATCCTTGGCTTGTGGTTCAAGCTCGGCAACCTTGGCGCGCAACGTTTCGGCGTCTGTCGTTGCGGTCTTGTGTTCAACCGCCAGCCGATCACGTTCAGCAACCAAACTCGCCACCGTCGCCACGGCATCACCATCCGCCGGTAGTGCCAAGACTTCGCGCAACTGATTAAAAATCTTCTCTAGTTCCAACTTCTTACCTCCCCCCAGGTCAACGCCTGGAAAACTACGCTTTGTTGCAAAACTCATGCGGTAACGGGCTTCAAGCATCCGCACCGCATCCGGTTTCAATTCGCCCGCCTCGATCATGCGGGTTGCCTTGAGGATGGTTGCGTCAGGTGTTGCACCATCGAATACGGCGCTTACCTCTGCCAACCGCGCGTTATCCACACCAACCGTTGCAGTGACTTGCCCGCCACCTTGAATGTCGTATTTCATCCCGGCGACGTGCGGGCAATCCCACGAGCGGTAATCCATCTTGCAGACATCGCACCACATTTGGCCTTGACCAAGGTTAAAACCTACGCTTACGTCGCTAAGGATTCCACTCTTGACACCCGCTATAAAATCATCTGTGGATACGCCGTTGAGGTTCAGCCCTGGCATGGTATAGAAGTCAGCTAATACACGATTGCCGTCATAGACGCCATTCAGCGAACGGCCTAGCGGCAATTCGTCATGTCGATGGCTGTTGAGGAAACTCACCCCCGCCGTTGCATCGTTGGCGAAGTTGGTCAGCGTGCTAGGTAGCATGTGAGTAAAATAGCTGTCAACGTTGCCATTGCTGATTTCGGCGCTCCAAAAGAAGGGCGTCATGTTGTCCATCATGGACGGGTCGTGCATTTTGCCCTTGAGCATGTCCATCATGGCGGCCATGTCACGCACGGCAACCACTTTTGCATGGTAGGGATAAATCAATTCGTCGGTCATAGTCCACCGTTTCAAGGCAAATAAAAAAGACGTTTCTCCTATTGTGAAGAGAAACGTCTTTGATTAACAGACACATATTAATGCTATCGCATTGATATGCTATGCTTGTTTGCCGGTCTCCGATCTTACCAAGTTCGCAACAAGCGCAGTTTTATTGTTAACGCCGGTTTTTTGATAGACATCCCGTAAATGGCTTACGACCGTATGATGACTTATGCCCAACGCACTCCCCACACCGCGCAAGGTGAGACTAGGATTTTGCTTAAGCGTTTCACAGATTTGGCGTTCTCTGGGTGATAATTTACTCATAAGCTCCTCGAAATCGTTCATCAAACATTACAGCGGTTTGGCCTCGCGTGGGTCGGCGGTGTGGGCTTGGCGCGGGTCTACGTGATTTACAATACGTTGGGCGGCTGCTTCCCAACCGGCGCGCACATCGTCGCTTAATGCCGTCCATTCCGGTATCGGTTTGTTGTCATAAGTGACACCACGTTTCGCCTCGCAATACGCCTCAAACGCCATTTGACCTAATGTTTTCATCTCATCCCCCTAGCCAAATCATATCCGGCTGACTCCATCCCTCTGTCACCGGGCTATGGATACAATCGCATCCTGAATGGATCGGAGGATTCATTCCTGCCGGTACTGCATTCGCTGGAAACGTCTGACCATGCAACGGTGCGCAAATCTCTGGACATCCAATGCCATTGACATCGTACATAAATATTCTAATGCCATTGTTGCGGTAGGTCATGCCCATGCCTTGATTAAACGCCCAAGGTGATTCATACGTAGCAATGCCCACAGCCCTAGTTAGCGCCCTGCCTGCGATGTACGCACCAAGTGCAGTCAGTACGCTGTCACCGGCGGCGCGTGCGACTGGAATCGCTGACGCCAAGTCATTGACGGTTGTGTCAATCAGGTTAATCTCTCCATCCGGCGTAGTCAGCATCGTTGCGCGGTCATCTAGCATAGCAAGCGATTCAGCGTTAGTCAGATTGAACACGCCATCAAGGCCAAGCCTACGTAGCGCAATCTCGCCGCCATAGTTCGCTGAACGCCGGTAGTAGCGCATGAGCAACAAGAGAATCGCCGCCCAGGTCACAGCGTTGCGCAACTGTCGATTTAGCCAGTCGCGTAAATCCTCTGTATCTTCCGGCGCTTCGGATAGGCCATTACGCAACGGATGCCAGTAGACATCTTTGAGCGCCGGCGAGAGGTGTTCGCCCATCTCGACCGTTAGCGGCATCTTGGAGGGCAACGGCATAACCACACTGCGCACGCCAAGCAGACCATCGTAGGCACGGTGCAGGCGGGATAAGCTGTGGTAAAGCGCTGTGTTATCAATTGCCATTGAGATGAACCTTGCCGTTAAGTGGAATGCCATCGCTTAATGGTGAGTGACCATAGCTCACCATCTCCATCGCTTTCGCCACATCCGCCCGCGCCGCCCGAATCTCAGCCAACCACGTTGCGTTGTTCTGTGTGGCGTTCGGTACAGCCTGCCCGCCGTCCGTGTTGCCGATGCCGGGTGCGTTTGGTTGCTGATTCGGTGTAGGCGGTGCGGCTTTCGTGCCATTCGCCTTGTGGCCGGTAATCGTTTCAGACGCTTCATCATCGGTTATCCAACCGGCGTTTACTTTCGCTACTTCATTCAAGATTTGCAACTGTTCGGTTTGCGCCTCGCGCAGTTCCTCACTGGCGCGCAGTTGCTCAAACTCAAAAATCACTTCTGCTTGAATACCCTGTGCTTCAAGCGCCAACGTCAAGAGGCGTCCCAAGATTGTTTTGGCGTATTTTTGGATAGATTCAATCCCGGCGTTGAACAGTTCAAATTGTCGATTAGCCTGCAAATCGCCCATGCGGTCGTCAAGGCCAAACATAAACGGCATCGTCTTGAGCGCACGCACACACATGCGTTCGAGCATCGTGATAATGCTATCCAGCCCAGCCAAGTTGGCGTCAACCGTGCCAACCGGACGATTGACCATGATGTTCGACGTGTGGATATACGCATCGTCGGGTTTGAGTTGGCGGTAAGCATCTTCTACGCTTGCGATGATGTCGCCGGTGAACTGCTTGAACGCCTGCGCATTGCTGGCGATTTGTGGCGCCAACTTCACCAACTGCTCGATGTCCACGCTCAGGTCAAGCCGTGGATAGCCCTGTTGCTGGATGACGCGCTTTAGGTCGTGCAACATGCCAAGCAAGAACAGCGAGGCAAACAGCGCTGGTGCGGCCAGTGGACGGCCATAGGGTTTTCCAGGCATCGGGTCAATCGGGACATAGGTAAACGTGGGCCGGTCCAGCACAACGAACTGAAACGCTTGCCATTGCCCCGCCTGCCACACTTGCCCTAACACCGGATCGGTTTTGCGCTGAAAGCGGATGCTTGACGGGTCGGGGATTGCCAAATCAAGCGGAATCCTGCCTTTTTCATCTAGCACCAGTTCGGCGCAGAATGCACCGCGCAAAAAAGCCGCGGCAAACATGCGACCTATAACCACATCAAACGTGCCAGCGCGCCGGTCAATTTCCAACGTGCGAAAAAACTCTTTCAGCGCGGCATTGCCCGCGGCGTCTTCCGTCTCACTGGCGGGGCGATATGCTTTAGCGCTCCACCCTGGATTGCAGAGCCGCAAGAAGTCCCACAAAGCGCGGCTGACTTCCGGCGAAAGGTCAGCCAGAATCTCCATAAGGCGCGTTGGGTCCATCCGCTCAAGCGCTTTGCTGTCAACGGTCAACAGTTGCCAGTTCGTTTCGTAGTTGTCGGGTGAAACAAGCAACCAATTCGCCGTGGGAAACGTGCCGATAGCGTCAACGGATGCACGGCCACCAGGCAACGCCATGCTGACCGGCGGCAAGGGTTGGCGTCTTGCGCGTGTGAAATAATTACGAATGTTGTCAATAAAACTCATCTTGGATTCCATCCTTGGGCTTTGCCCTGGACAAATGGCACGATTAGCGGCGCAAGCATGTGACTTAGCACAACCGAATCGCCGCTATCGGGTGAACGTTTTAAACGCTCCACAATGTCTTCTTTGCTTTCTACCTGAATCCCCCTGGCGGTCAATTTCCACCTTGGCGCGCAGAGGTCCGCTTTCAGTTCTGGGTCAGGTGGCAGCGCAATATCATCGCCGGTCTTTGGGTCCAAGGCTTCACGAAACTTCCAGTAAGCCTCGGCCCGCTTGTTGGCGAACTTGAACTTACCGCTCTTGTCGGTCAGTTCTGATCCTTCGGCAAAATTCACACCGTTAACCGCTATGCCAAGCTTAATCGTCGCATCATAAGCCGCTGTACCTACACCGATAATATCCATGTTGACCGCTGCGCCGTCCTTGTGTGCCTGCGCTACATACATTGCTGCACTGTCGCCGTCCGGCGTCATTGTGCCGGGATACTTCTTGAGTTCGGCAAAGTAATTGCCGTAACGTGGCGCTATCACGGTTTTGTCTTTGCCACCTCTGGCAATGTCAACCCCTAGCGCAGATAACAGCACATCCGGTTTACTACGCTGTCGCCATCTTGCTTGTGCCAGTTCAATCCACAGCGTTGGAATAACTTGCCAAGGATTATCCTCAAGGCTTACATGGAAATCGCCTTTAAGCAACTGCGTGCGCAACGGCTCTGGCATGGCTTGCAACGTTGATTCGTAGTCCGTTGCCATCAGGTAAGGATTATCAGAAAGTTTGGCCGGTATAAACGTCCGGCTTTTTGGCTTGATTTCCTCACCTTTGTGCGTAAACGGCTTGCCTGATTCTACCTCAGTATCCTCACCGTCAATCATGGCGAACCAACGTAATTCACCAGGTTTGGCCGGGTTTGGGTGCTGATTATCGAGCCACGGTCCCCATCGCCTGATTACCCATTCGCCATCGGCGTTTGTTGGCGGGTTGCCTGCCCCTACTACTCTGATTCTCTGCCCCGCTTTGGTCGTGCGATTCCACCCGATAAGGAAGCGGTATTGAAACTCGGTAAAGTTGGGCAGTTCATCGAAGCACTTCAAATCATGGGCGCGGCCTTGATATTTATTAACGTCTGATTCATACTGAACAGCCCCAAATTCGATGCTTTTTTGATTATGTAATCGCCAAACAGAAAATTGACCGTTATAGCGACCACCTTGCCCGATAATCTGCTGACTACGATCAATGATGTCCTTTAGCTGTGGATACTCACGCCGAAAAATAATGCTCTTGGTGTGAGCGGTGCAAGCAAGACCTAAGATTAAGTCCGTCTTTCCGCCACCGGCCGCGCCACCGTAAAATAGCTCGTCGGCCTCAGAATAATAGGCGTCGGTCTGTGGACCCGGTAACGGCTTCCACAAGATTGGGCTTACCCCGTTTAAATCATCCCTCACCTTCAACCATAACGAGTTTATTAATGTCCCCGCTGATGGCTGCAAGAATCTTTCTGTCTGTAACATGCGTTCTGATAATGTCCGTCAATGCGCTAATCATGAGCATGGCTTGTTCGACGGTCAGCGTTTGCCTTGCTTCTACAATGCGCTTACGTTCGCTTTCGACTAGTCGCCTACGTTGCTCTATGACTTCGTGAATTTCTGTCCACGCTCGATAATCATCATTGCCACGCACAATCAAAGCGTAAATCAGTTGCAACGCCTCGCCGGTCTTAACGGTGTTCTTGGCGTGCATAGCATCTTGCAAATCTCGATATGCATCGCCTAGCTCTTTCCAGACTTGCCCGCTTTCGCCGGTTTCCACGCGCTGTAGCAAATCAGACAAGCGCGAATCAATCAGCGCTATGTCTTCTCTAAGTTCAAGCAATGCAGGATCGTTCTTGGCTGATTCGTATTGCCCCGATAAACGAGACGGTAGATACTTACTGTAACGACCATGCCTAGTTTGTGGCAATGCTATTCCTGTCGGCGTCTTGCCACCATGCAGATAACACCTACCATTAGGCATTGCCGCACGTTTACATTCGGTTCCGTCTTTTTTCTTTGCCCCACAAATCACTATAGGGGTTTCCTATCACTATAGGGGTTTCGTTTCACCCATCAATCAATACCGGCTCGACATTCGTGCTGTCTTTGTAGCGCTGCAAGATGACAGCGCAATAGGCGGGCGAGATTTCAACGGCTCGGCATTGCCGGTTGAGTTGTTCGCAAGCGATGATAGCCGTCCCACTGCCTCCAAATGGCTCATAGACAAGGTGATTCGCATCCGTAATCAAACCAATCAGCCAAGAAAACAAAGACAATGGCTTTTGTGTCTCATGTGCCACCCTCTCATTGCCTGCGGCCCTGTTAGCGTCAAAAACATTGGGAGTAGCGCCGCCGCCGTTCCAACATAAAACCTTACCAGGCTTCCTAGCAAACACAGCCGATTCAATAGAACTGCAAAAGTTTGGCCTCGGCTGCGGTACGGTTGTCTTCTTCCAATACACTGTTTGCAAAGGATTAAAACCTGTATTTTTCAGAGAATCCCATAACCGCGTTATGTCTTTGTTATCCCAAAAAGACAAGATGGCAGAACCATCATCTAGGCATTCAAGAGCAATAGGAATCCAGTCTATTGGCGCTTCTTTGTCCCATTCAATATCAAATGTTTCTATTCTGTCGCCCCGCTTTTGCACTTTGCTCCCTGATGCCGTACCGTATGGTGGGTCTGTTACAACCGCTTGCGCCCGCTCTCCCTGCATCAGTCGCTCGACCGTCGCCTTATCCGTACAGTCGCCACAAATCAGCCGATGCCGCCCCAGTTGCCAAAGTTGCCCCGCTTGCGTGTTCCACTTCGCTTGCAACTCTGCGGCCTTGTCAACCTGTGCGCCTGCATCCTCTACCGGCGCTTTGTCCACTAAGCCACTTAGCAACGCATCCAACTCATCTTGTTGGAACATGCCGGACAAATCAACGCCGCTTTGCAGGTCGGCAAGCAATACCTCGGCGTCCCAAGTCAGCGAAACCTCTTGGCTACGATTCAAAGCGTAAGCCAAGCGCCGCGCCCTATCATCCTCAGTGCTATTTAGGTCCAAATCTTTACGACGAATGAATACCGGCTTGGTTCCGTCCACATCTACAATGATGGCTTCATCCATGCCAATTTCGCCTGCAACCTCAGTACGTTTGTTGCCGCCAATGATGGTATTGTTCTTGTCTAGCGTACCCGCATCAGCAAAGCCAAACTCACGCAATGAGGCTTCAATCTGTCCACGCCCGCGAACGCTACCTTTGTTCGCATTGTGTCTATCAAACTTGATTTGATCTAGATTTATTTCTTGGGTCATCAGGTTTATATATTCCTGCTTTTTTTAGTTCCCTGCGAACAACGTCAACTGAAATTCCAACAGTACTAGATATTTCCCTAACGGTTTTTCCAAGTAGTCTTTCGCTTACAATCTTCCCGTTTCTTTGTTCGATCTGCCTCATGTCTGCTGATACGGGCGAATCCCCAAGTATAGATTTTAGATTTCTCCACACCGTATTGCTGTCTAGCCCAACTTTCTCGCCTATGTCTGCATAGCTAAGACCATCCGCATACAAAGAGAGCAACTTCTTTCTTTTTGCTTCCATTCGAGCCTTTTCTATACCACGCTTGGGCAAAGGCTCACGTTTCACATGCTTGTATAATTTGCCTGTTATAATCTCCGATACGGTTGGCTCTGTAGTTCCAAAGAGATCGGCTAATTCAAAAGAATTTAATTCACCCGTTCTAGCCATATCGCACATTTCGATAATTTGCTCATCCGAAAAAACAGCATTCATCTTGCTGTATCTATCTCTGTTTTCTTGGTTAGCAAAGTATGCTTTTTTGTGCGCTCTATGCTTTTCTCTTACCTCATCGTTGGGAGATGCGCCTAATGTTCCATCGCCACCAAATGTTGAGTTGTATCCAGAGTTGTAGGTATCTAGCGTTTTTATATAGTGCTTCTCTTTTTCTTTTAACTCTGTATATGAGTCTGCTCTATCAAGAAGCTCTATATAAAAATTTTCTTCTCCGTACTTCCGAATAGCATTATAAAACTTGCGATTATCACTAGTGATTCTAGCCTTGCTAAAGTGCGCATTCAATCTGGCATCAATAGATTGAATTGTTATTCCAACGTATTTCTTTCCATTCACTCGATTTGTGACAAGGTAGACGGTAAATCTTTTTTGGGGTACAATAGGAGTATCCATTCGACGCACCTCCATGCGTTGATTCGGAGAGGCTCAAGCTAGTGTTTCCAGCACTGTTTGAGCCGTTAATTTTCATTTGTGGACCCCTATTATACCACACTTTTACACCTATCAAGTTTAAAAACAGATTACAAACTGTAACTGCAACCGTGGGTCTTTGCTGCCCGCCCACTTGCGCAGAATAGCTTCCGTGACGGTCATGCCGTCCGAGATGTCTTCGTGCGCGATGGTTTGCGCGAGTTGGCGCAAGGCGTCGAACGAACGCGGACGGCCTCGCCTGTTTATTCTTTTATCGCCTTTTACGAATCCTTTGCCGGTAACACCTCCGGCCTTTTTCTCTGTCACGTTGTTTTACCGTTGTATATCTACAAAACACAAACACTATTTACTCGAACAAACTGTAACAATTGACACCCCAAAATCAGTTAAATTGTAACAGTTTACTCCTTCCCTCTTAGCCGGTCGTATGCTACTCTGTGAGCAGAAAACTGACTATCGAAAGGATAAAATGCACATGAACCCGCAAGAATTACGCAATCAATTAATCACCGCAAAACAGCAATTTGGTCGTCAAGAAATCACAATCGAACAACTATACGCCGCCGCCGATGCCTACATAGAATCAATCAAAGCTTTCAAGAAACGCACCGGCGATAAGAAATTACGCATCCCTGACCGCGGCTATTTAATCCGCGCCCTCTAAATCTTGGACAATCTCTGACACCTCGACTATACCCAAGTTGTCAGGGATTGTCTTTGGATTTCCCTTGTAGAACACCAACACATTTTGGTGCGTCTTGCCTAGCTTGCGATAACCCTCAAATTGCTTACCAACCCGAATCGGTAACGAACCAACAGAAGTTACTAAAATAGCCTCGTTGTAAAGCAATGCGCCTGCATCCTGAAACGCTGCGATTGTGTCACTAACAAAGTTGCGATAAAACCCTTTTTTATCCCGCACATCCCCAACCACAAAGCAGGCGAACCGATCAGCCTTTAGCCGATCAACGGCTTGTTTAACAATGGACCGATACACCGTCAAAAATTCAGGATAATCCATTGTACTGATGTCTTGCGGGTTGTCGCTATATACCTCTAAGTCGGCGTATGGCGGACAGCTAAACACCAAATCAAATTGACTATTTGGCAAATCCTTAGCGCTATCGCCCACAATCCACGTAGGCATGTTATCGGGCGTAATCCGTTCGGCTTGTTCAATGTTGGCAGCGATTTGTTCGGCGCGCAGGTCAACGCCGGTATACTGATAGCCTAAATGCGCCGCCACAATACCACGCACCGAACCACCGGCAAACGGGTCAAGGATTGCGCCATTAGGCGGACAAAACCAACGATAGGCAAGCTCGGTAAGTACAGGGTCAAATATGGATGTGCCGCTTGCGCCGGTCACTTCCTCGCCTTCGCCTTGCACCTTCGCCTGTGGTTTCGCATCTTGCGAAACCTGCCACGCGTGGTCCTTTATCGCTCGGCTATCTTTCACCTTGCCCCCCCCTACCGTATGTTCACCGCGCATTAAATCTTGGCCGAACGTGCGTGCAAATCCTTTCTTATTTTTATGCTTAATCTCGTCGTTTGTTTTTAATTTCTCGTAACTCTCGTCTGTCATGTGTGCGTATATATCCCCGCCGCCGTTGTCTAAATGTGTGCAAATCCGCCCTGCTTCGTCATTGCCGAAAATCAAATTTAGGCTTGCCCGAAACGCTTTGTAGGCTGGAATACGCCGCCCATCGTTATAGCACTTCAACAGACGATAGCGATTCCTAACAATCAGCGTATCAGACGAATTCAACGTAAACGGCGAAGCGATGCAGCCAAACGGTTTATATCCGCTAAAATGAATGCCGCACAAACTATCACGCTGTTTAAATGGGCATTTCTTACAACCTACCTTTGGTTGCAATAATCCATCCTTTACGATGCCGCCCAACGCTTCGATGTTTGCTTGTTCGCTCGGATGAATTGTTACCATGATTCCGGTTGGACTAGTTGAGCTATCGCAACAACTTGCATGGCAAACGTTCGCAATATAATCAGGGTCACACCCGTTGAATAATAGCCGTGCCATCTTTGCCGATACTTTAACCTTGCGCATATACCACCTTGAGCGCCGCATCGGTATAAGCTTTGTCGCTATTCTCGCCGGTTCCCTGCCCACTTGGGGCGTCGCCCCAAGTAACGGCTTCACCTCGCCCCAACTCGCTTTGTATGCCTAGCGCAATCCACGCCCGTTTGCGTTCTTGCCAATAGCCCTGCCGTGCATCTAGGATGCTGAAAGGCGGAATAATAAAGCGCTCGGCTAATGTCTTGCGTGCTTCGGTTGCGTTTGCTGTTGCGCCTGCATCCTGTACCGGCTCTTTCTCGACCAAGCCATCAAGCAAGGCGTCTAGTTCGTCTTGGTTAAACATGCCGGACAAATCAACGCCGCTTTGCAGGTCGGCAAGCAATACCTCGGCGTCCCAAGTTAACGAAACCTCAAAAGACCTATTGTCATAGTAAGCCGCTTGGCGTGCTATATTATTCGGGTCATCGCTCAACAGGTTAAAATCGCGCCGC